CATCGACACTTAAATTTGAACTTATTTTCGTTTCACCTACAACATCTAACGTGACACTCGGAGTCAATGTATTAATACCGACGCGGTCTTGTATGGCGTCTACATAGAGTGTACCATTATCAACAACTAGAGTAGATGATATTCTACCCGCGCCCACAACGTCGAGTGCTACTATCGGAGTACTCGTGTTGATACCTACCCGGTCATTAAACGCATCGACATGGAATGTACCTGTGTCGACACTTAAATTAGAAGACACGTATACATTTCCTACGACGTGCAGATTTGCCGAAGGTGTAACGGTGTTTATACCGACACTATCTTTGAACGCGTCGGCGTATAACGTTCCATTATCCACTTGAAGATGGGAGTTGATGGTGAGTTTACTATCGACGTATACGTTACCTTCTACGTGTAAATTTGAATTGGGTGCTGTTGTACCGATACCTACACTTTTTGTGTCTGCTCGTACGTAAAAAGTTGAATCGTCCACAATAAAATTTGAACCATTTCCAACCTCTAATTGGTTTTGAACATACGCCGTTCCACGAATGTCTAGGGTTGTTAACGGGTTTGGTGTATTTATACCGACACGATCTGTGATCGCGTCAACATACAACGTATCGACGTCCACTGTGAGATTCGCCGCACCTATGTCAAGGTCCGAGGATACATATACGTTGCCTGTGACATGTAGATTCGCCGCGGGTGTACTCATATTAATACCAACACTATCATTGATACTATCAACATACAACGTATCAACGTCCACAGTGAGATTCGCCGCACCTATATCAACGTCAGAGGACACGTATACATTACCAACGACGTGTAATTTGGCGGAAGGTGAAAGTGTGTTCACTCCCACATTATCATTGACACTGTCAACATGTAACGTGTTTATAGCTACGGTTAAATTAGAGGACACGTAGGCATTCCCGACGACGTGTAAATTTGCGTTAGGTGTACTTGTATTAATACCGACACTCGAATTTATGGTCTCGACGAATAGTGTGTCTGTGTTGACGGCGAGGTTGGAAGATATGTACACATTACCTTCTACATGTAGATTTGCGTCTGGGTTGGATGTGTTTATACCTACACTATCTCGATTCACATTCACGTAGAGTGTATTAGTATTAAACTTTGCATCCCCATCAACAGTCAAGTCTGTCAGAATATATGCATTACCGGTAACGTGGAGATTTGACGTTGGATTTGTCGTACCCACCCCTATACTAGACTCTGTAAACAAACGACCATGTAGATGGACATCTAAAGTTTCTGAAAGTTTAGTATTTAATACTGTCTCGTTCGCCGAAGAGTCAGAATATCCTATGAGTAGTCTATCAGACGATTCGTCGAAACCAATGACCACATTCGATTCCCCGACGGGTCTCGTAAAAATAAAACCTAAATCGGTAGTCGTATCATTTGTGGAGTTACCTTTACCAATTTCAATTATAGCATCTGAGATTTGCATATTGGTCGTGTCGACTTTCGTGACGCCACCGGTAAAACTGATATTTCCACCAACTTCTAAATTATGTGAGATATACGTGTTTCCCCTAATATAAAGTACATTAGAACCGGTATCTTGAACATACAGATTCGAACCAACGTCTAGAGTATGTATTGGCGTTGTGTTCGCAATTCCTACATTTGATAAGGTGGTAAAAGCGGTTTGTACGTTATTCAGAAATAATGTGTGTGTGGTCCGACCGGGATTTGCACCGTATCGAGAAACCAATTCTAATGGTGGTTCTGTTAATTCGGATGCAGCAGCACCTGATTCAGTGATTTCACCTGTAGATATATCGTACATCAAAAGAGTGATATTCGGGTCACTAAAATCCTCTCTAAAACGAATGGGTGTGAGATACACTGCACCTGGATTAACTGCGTTTAATGGTGCATTAGATGCGTTAAAAACAATTGTATTTTCAGCCTGATCTTCCAATGTATGTTTACCGAAACGGATTCTGGTCGACCGTTCAATCGTCGGTATATTCTTGACCATTTAATATAGTATCGCATTTTAATTCGCATACATGAGACCTGCCATACCATTTTCGATGCGTAATATATTATAGTTCACCGCGTATATAGGGTGATTTATGGGCATAGTTTCACTCATGATTTTGACTGACGTGAGACGACTGAAATTGAGTGTGCCTGTAGGCTGAAGGGAACTCGTGGATAGACAGAAGCAATAGAGAAAGAAATCTGGGGACGTCACAAACCCTGTGTGATAGTAACTCATAACATCAATAAAATGCGGTTTTCCCCATTTAAAATTAGATACATCGAGACCATTTATATTTAATTTAATCTTATTTTCTGGTGATGTGAGTGCACCATCTGTAGTTGTATCAGACGATGCGAGGTACTTCACTGGGTGATTGAATGTGAGATCCTGAACGATGGTGCCCGAGGCGAAGTTTTTCTGTACCTGAGTGATGAGAAGATCGTGTTTCCGAGAAGCGATGTTCCCACGCTCCTCGTTATCGAGGTAATAATAATTGGCGTAGCACTCTACGTTATAATTAGAAGCCGCAGTCGCCCAGTGAATACGAATCTCGACGTTGTGGTAATTCAATGCTACGAGGGGGATTGCACATTGGGGTCCCTCGCAGAAGAAGAAACGGAGTGGATAAAAGTACGAACGTGCGCTCACACCCGGGTGTGTACCATTTGAACTCTTGGACACATTTTGAGCGAACGTGTCGACGGCGATCTTTTCTGTGAATATTGAATCTTGTGAATCAATAAGTGACCCCCCCATATAGAGCTCCACTTTATCAATGATCGTGTCCCACCGTTGAATGTCGAGGGCTTTGGTGGTATCATCGATTGTGAAATAGACGTACCCGAGAAGATCACCCGCTCGTTCGAATTGAACGCTGGACATTGAATTATTTTTCACAGCTCCATGGATCGTTTGTTTTTCGATGGATTGTGAAAAGTTGGAATGCCTCTTAAATGTAGAGGTAAAAAACGATATTTCGGGTTCACCCATTATATGTTCATCTTGGGCTCCGATTGCGATCAATTGGACAATACCCGCGGACATTTATAATACTATGAGGTAAAATTTAAACCTCTTTTAATGCCCTGGAAGGTTTTTGTTCTTACACGTAAATCTGAATATAAAATAATTTTCGAGTGTACCGGTAATTGGAAGACCAGTCTGATCACGAAGTGTAATATTAAGCCGTGAAATTTTCCGAATGGGTGTGATATATTGTTGTACCACGGGGTAATTATTTTTAAAATTGAATCGCCCAGACCCATCATCTAGGATAGTTCCGAATGCCCTGTTAAGTGGTGACTGTGATGATTGACCATATAGTTCATTTGTTGCACGCTGTGTAAATTGTGAGTCTAATTCTTGAACAGAAATGGAACACACGTTGGAGGTAGATGAAGGTCTCACCTGAGCTGCGACCAGTCGGACTTGTACAACGTTCTCGAGCTCCTGTTGTAAGTGTACAGTGAACGTACTTTTGTCCGATTGTCCAATCGTGTCCACCAGAACCGTGTGATATTCTTGTTCGAGGTCGGGAATTATAGAATTCGATGTGACGAGAGCCATTTATAATAGCTTAGATTAAAACGCCACCGATTCCGTCCGAGATTTGATAACTAGCGGCATCGCTCGCCATTTTTTGACTACCACACACACCGACATTATCGATAGTGTATGCATCGGAAGTCTGTTCGGACCCCGGTAGGCATTGTGTTCCCCGGGGGAGGGTGAATATGGACCCACCATTACCAACTGACGTGATTGATATCGTCTTAGGTTGGTACATACTTTTCTTGGGCATCATAAGAGATATGATAGTGAGAAGAAATAGAACACCAAGAATAACTTTGAGAGTCAAACGGTCGGTATTGTTAAGTTTCATTTATTATCTACTGATATTTTTTTTATAAAGTGCGTTAAAGAAAAAAGATTAGTTTCAATATAGAAAGTAATGGACGGTGAGATCATTCTTAATAGAAATGATAAATCCGTCGTGAAACTTGACGATGACGAGATGGCGATGTTTAACGAAATTCAACTCGACTTTCCCAAACCCCAAGTGATGCGTCGCTCACCCGAAACGATGCAGAATACTAGGCAACCGGTTCCACAACAATATCAGTACGCTGATACTCAGGAGGATATGGACTCATTCGCGAACCCAAATAAAACGAGCGCCCCTTCACCACCACAACCCGAGGATCCCATAGACTATGGTGAATATGAAGATGAACCCCAAATGGGAAACGGGGGTATGGGTTACGAAGGCGGAGGCGACTTTGCATCTGAAGAACCCGAACAACCGTCCCCGGGGTACAAAACGATTGATGAGGAGAAGGCGGATCTCGTGAACAAACTCGGTCGACTAGAAAAGAAGGGATTTACGATTAACAAACGAATGAACGTATACTCCAATATCGACGACTTGCGCACGGAAGTTAAGCGTATCACTTATAGTATTGACGTTGATAAATCACTGAAATTCTCTAAACGTATGTTGATTGCTTGTGTGACTGGTTTAGAATTTATGAACAAGCGATACAACCCCCTCGATGTTCAACTCGAAGGTTGGTCGGAAAACATCATGGAAAATGTTGACGATTACGACGAAGTATTTGAAGAGTTGTACGTGAAGTACCGAACGAAGATGCATGTCGCGCCAGAAATCAAACTGGTAATGATGCTCGGTGGAAGTGCGATGATGTTCCATCTCACGAATAGTATGTTCAAACAAGTGATGCCCAACATGAATGATGTCATGAAACAAAACCCAGACCTGGTACAAAACATGATGAGCGCGGTCCAAACGACTATGGTGAACGGTAAGAACCCTTCTCCACAACAAAACACCAGTGGTAGTGGTGGGCGCCACGAAATGCAGGGGCCCGGGCTAGACATTTCAAGTCTCATGGGAAATATCATGATGCCCCCCAACCCCGCGGTGAGTACGTCGGCTTTCAACCCACCAGCATTCGACGATGACGACGATGATATTTCCGATATCGTATCTGTCCAGGGTGTGGACGCACCTGAAGATGAAAGTGATGTGAAGCAGGTGAAAATTCCCGCGGTGAAAGCTAAACGTGGTGGGCGTAAGAAGAAGGTTGAAATTAATTTGTAAACATAGAATAAATGATAGGGTACAGTCCCATCGATTTTGGTGACGACCCACCACCTTCTACTGATCAGAAGAAGGTGGAGTATAGTGCGTCTAAAAATAAACAGCAAGCACCAGCTATCATGGACGATAACACGGAATGTAATTACGTTGTTATGTTCTTCATAGTAGGTGTGATTGCTCTCGCTGCGATGGACTCGATTAAGAAGTAAGTATTATGAATGTACCGCGTGACAAAACATCACGTGTTACATTTTAGCGTTTCGAATCTACGTAATACCAGGTAACCGCTACACGTTTCGTACCGTTGGTTACCGGATTTCCCTGATGAAGATAGCACCAGTTCGATGGGAATATGATTGCATCTCCCTTTTTCGGTTTAAATGTTTTATGAGTAAACGCTGTTCCACCACCTTCAAAATCATCTGTTAAATATAAAATAACTGATATTTGTCTGTGATACTCGCGTCTCGCCTGTACAGTCCCCTGATCGTGGTGAAATCCGTAATACTGCCCCTCCGTGTATTGAATTATACGTATATCTTCTCGCCACGATGTCGTGTCATTGGCTCCGGGTAATGGGTGATTATTGTAACCTGAATGTATTTGGAGTATTTTTCTTTTATATTCATCGAGAGCTGCATTTATTTTTCCATGTACCATTTTGGTAATATCTTCATTTTCGGGTAGAGTACATTCAATACTCGTTCGACTCGAAACTATTTTTGAATTTTCACCGTTAAAGGTTGTACTTCGTATAAAGGAGAGTTTTTCGTCGGTATACATATTCAAAGCATTTACTTCATCTTCGTTGAGAACTGGAATGATTTGAATAAGATTATCCATGATTATATAGCCTGTACACC